CCCGACAGCGCCACTCAGGTGCTTATGCGGGACAACCTCGGGGCCTGGGCCTACAGCCTGGCGAACTTGGTCTCAATCTGTGAGGCTTTTGCACTCGAAGTGCGCCACGGTATGCGAACCGAGGTCAGCGAGCTGTTTGAGGGTCGCAGTGCGGGCCAAGAGGGCTCGTCCTCAATGCCACACAAAGAGAATCCAATCAGCTCGGAGAAGATATGCGGTCTTGCCAAAATGGCCAGGGCCTATGTCATGCCGATAACTGAGGGCATTGCGTTGTGGCACGAACGCGACATCAGCCACTCGTCTGTCGAGCGAATCGCAGTGCCCGACCTCTGCGCAATCACTGAGCACGTCTTGAACGCCACCGCAAGCCTGGTCAAGAATCTTCGAGTGAACGCAGCACAAATGCACTACAACATCGCTACCGAGGGCAGCACTACAATGCTCAACAAGTACATTCAGGCGGGCATGACCCGCAACGAGGCTTACCAGGCGGCCAAGCACGGCACTCGCGAGCGCTGCCCTGAGCCTGGCAACGAGCACACCTGGGACAGCTTGTCAATGCTGCGCCTGGCAATGCAAGAGGCCAAGATGATGAACGGCGTGTCGTCTCTGTGACCGCGCTGAATCCGTGTTACACTAGTTCTCACAACGGGGGAAGGAACCGATATGTACAACTTTAAGACCGCGCTTCGCGTGGAGACCAACAACAACCCAGCGAATCAGCTGGGTGCGATTCTCAAGGAGCCACTACCAGCCCAAGCCGCCTTCGAAGGCTCAAATAAGCACGGGGATTGGTACAGAGTCAAGCTACCCGCGAGTGTTTGGGCAATAGCAATCAAATCAGACGAAGGCGTCACCGTGGGATACTACCACTCTCCTGCTTCAGCAGATGATGAACTGAAAGAGGCACTTAATGTCAAGACGAAGCGACGCCCAGCGTAGCGCATGTCAACTCTCATCTTTGGGGGAACACCTCACCCTCGACTCCGCTTCCGTCGGGCATATAGCGGCCCAGCGGAGTCTTGGGTGAGTTCTCACTCTCGAGTCGCACGCGGACTCAAATCACAAGATATCGTTGCGAAGTATTTCGCTGCCAATGGCTGGCCGTACGCGCTTTCTGCGGGTTCAGGCCGTCAGGGCACAGATGTCACAGGTGTCCCTGGGGTGGACATCGAAGTTAAAGCCAGGCGCGGCATCAATGTCGCTATGGCCATGAAACAACTCAGAGACCGTCATCAAGAGGGGTTGCTGCCAGTGGCAGTGCTTCGCTTAGACGGACAGGGGGAATCCCATATCGCCGACTGGCCAGCTATTGTGCCTCTCAGCGTATTCCTCGACCTATTGAAAGCGGCGGGTTATGACAAACCTAAGTTCTGACCTGCCCGAAGGGAGCGCAAATGCGCCCAGCAACAAAGTTTCTCGTACGATACGCCGTCGTGGCAGTGTCGTTAGCAATCGTGTTAGACGCAATCCAAGCAAGACCAGCAGCGCCACTTGTAACTGCTCAGCAGAGCCTGATGAAGGCCGACGCGAAGGACGTGGCTCGGGCGTTGCTAACCGAGCATCAGTTCAAGTGCTTCACCCAGCTGATGGGCAAGGAGAGCGCTTGGAATCCGCAAGCACAGAACCCAACCAGCACCGCTGCAGGTGTGGGTCAGCTACTTAAAAGCACATATCGCAACCTCGGCATGAAGCACTCGACAGAGGCCGTGCCGCAGACAGTAGCAGCGCTCGCTTACATCGGGCGCAAGTACGGCGCAGGTGGGCCTTGCAAGGCCTGGCAGCATTTTCAACGAAAGAACTGGTACTAGGGGGACAGAATGGAAGAAAAAGATAGAGCACGGGTCGAACTGGCTCTTGACATGAAGGGCTGGATTGAGCTGCTCAAGCTTTCTCAGGCCGACATCAAGATTCTCGAAGAAAAGGTCCAAGTGGCTCGGGAGAAGATTCAAGAGGCGCTCGGTGACAACGAGGTCGGCACGATTGACGGCACTCCCGTCGTTCGCTGGACCAAAGTCACCAGCACCCGCCTTGACATGAAGAAGGCCAAAGAGGTCCTTGACCCAAAGATTCTCGCTTTTTTGTCGAGCGAGAGCACTTCACGCCGATTCACATTGGTGGACAATGATGAGCTTCGTTGACCCGATAGTGCCAGCACCCGACTGGGGGCGGCAGCCGAACGTACCAGACCACGTGGTTTACGAGGACGAGGACGATGAAGAATGACCTACGCAAAGCTGTTCAGCGACCAAGAAGAGTACGCTAATGCAGTCCGCGACGTTGTTGTCCAGGCAGGAGTCTGGAGTCCCCGAAGCGGACAAGTTGCAATCGGCCCTTCTGAGGTCGGGCACAAATGCACTCGCCGTCTCGCGTACAAGCTCCTCGACTGGGACAAGCCAAACGAGATGCAAGGCGGGTCTTGGGCGGCTCAAGTCGGCACAGCAATCCACGCATACCTGGCTGAAGTATTCGCAAAACGTGAAGGATTCCTCATCGAGCAACGAGTTCAAATCCGCGGAAACCTTGCAGGTACTGTGGACCTCTACGACGTCAAGAACGGTGTGGTGCTCGATTGGAAAACGACGGGCGCAACTAAGTTGGCCAATTACAAAAAGTTTGGTGCAGACAAACAACAAATCATTCAAGTCCAGCTCTACGCCTATGGCCTCGCTCAGCAAGGCGCTGACGTCAAAAAGGTTGCGCTCTGTTACCTTCCAACATCAGGCTCACTCGCAGACATGGTCCTGGTCATGCACGACTACGACGAACAGGTCGCGCTTGACGCACTTGCTCGCCTCGACTCGATTCACGCGCTTCTTGCTGCGGCAGACGTCGAGTCTAATCCAGAGATTTGGAGTCAGATACCAGCAGAGGCAGACCGTCTTTGCAGTTGGTGTCCGTACTTCAAGCCATTCAGCAAGTCTCTCGTTGAAGGTTGCCCAGGTGAAACCGCCTGAGAAGACCATCAGCGACATCGTTAAAGAGATGAAAGAGTCTGCTGAGTGTGACCCAACCACCACCACCAACCAAACGAAAGCAGGGGAATAATGGAAGCATTCGCTTCACCAGCCGCGTCTAGCGCGGGCCCAAAGGCGGCAGACCTCGCAGGTCAGCTGCTCATTTTCAAGCCAATCGAATACCGCACAGGTATTGAGACCGTGAACGGCCCAGCAGACGCAATCAGCTGCGACCTCATCAACCTGGACACGGGCGAGGAACACAACGACGTGCTGTTTTTCAACGTCGCACTTCGCTCCTCACTTCGCCCGCTCATCGGGCAGAAGGTCCTGGGACGCATCAAGCAAGGCGTAGCAAAGCCTGGCAAGACTGCGCCTTGGATTCTCGAGGACGCATCACAAGACCCTGCAGCACTTGCGAAAGCACAGGGGTTCAAGCCAGGAGCTGCAGCAGCAGCGCCAGCGGCACCAGCAGCAGCAGGCGAAATCACGCCTGAAGTTGCAGCTTTGCTCGCCCAACTCGGAGCGAAGCCTCTTTAAACTTCCACAGGGGAGTATCCTTCCACTCATCTGAGGAAGGCGCGGCGTTGCAAGGTTCGTACTTGGGGAAGAGCGAACCAGGCAGCACTGGGTGCAAGTCCCAGCGTCGCACGCAAATCAAACAACGGGGGAACACTTGTCACTAGACGTCTTCACTGCAGCACTGAGGTTCGCAGCTGTTGGGTGCTCGGTTGTGCCAGTGATGGCAGACGGCTCAAAGCGGCCTGGTATCGGCCAGTGGAAAGAGTACCAACACAAACTCCCGACAGCAGACGAGCTTCAGGCTTGGTTCAAAGACGCGCAGGGTGTCGGGCTCATCACGGGCAAGATTTCGGGCAACCTCGAAATGATGGAACTCGAAGGCCGCGCAGTAGCAGACGGAATGCACACCTCTATTAAAGAAATGGCCCATGAAATGGGGCTGGACGAGCTGTGGGACAGATTGAACTCGGGCTATTGCGAGATGACGCCGTCAGGCGGCTTGCATTGGCTCTATCGCTTGGACGGCGACGTCCCAGGCAACACAAAGCTGGCTCGCAGACCAGGCCAAGGCGACACTGTCGATGTGCTTGCCGAGACCCGCGGCGAGGGTGGTTTTGTGGTCGTGGCGCCTACGGCGGGAACGTGTCACCCTTCGGGTGGTGTGTGGCAGCTTATTTCGGGCTCGATTGAGACAATACCGCTCCTCAGCCTCGACGAGCGCGAGACCATTCACTCCTTGTTCAAATACTTCGACCAACTTCCAAAGGCTTCCGTGGTGGCTTCCGAGGTCTCAGCGGGTACTCGGGAAACGAACAACGAACTTCCAGGAGACGACTACAACTCAAAGACGACCTGGGACGAGTTGCTCTTGCCGCTGGGGTGGTCAAAGGTCTTCACAAACCGCGGCACGACCGCTTGGCGCCGTCCTGGAAAGAACGAAGGCATCAGCGCTACCACAGGCTTTGACGGTACCGACTTTTTCTATTGCTTCAGCACCAGCACCATCTTTGATGCAGAGCGGGCCTACAGCAAGTTCGCGGTGTACACCCTGGTAGAGCACGGCGGCGATTTCCACAAGTCCGCGGCGGCTCTGAAAGCCAAAGGCTTTGGCACGGGCGGCGGCAGTTC